ACAGCCTCCCACGCCCCATCCTTCCGCGCGTACTGACTGCCGTCGCTCGGAGCATCAGACGGAATCTTCACCTGCGCCGTGTTGGTGGTGGACCCATCCAGCGAATACGTGAGATTGATACCAGACTCAGGATCTACCAAATCTTGATGCAACCTGACTTGGTTCGTGCCGAAGAATCCATACCCCTGCGCATCAAGAATGATGTTCGTGGCCATATAAACCTCAGCCTCAGCCGGGCGCTGATCCAACGGTGCATCGCCACCACCCCCACCACCGGGATTCACAATCTGCCCATGCGCCATGCCCCCCAGAAGCATCAAAATGATAAACCATCGTTCCAGTATCTTCATTCTCTCACTCCCAGTTTCAGCTTTTCCCTAGTACGCAAACCCCTGCACAGCAACACGCCCATCCGTAGCGCCCTCGCGAATAAACCGCAGCTTCTCTGCTGCTGCCTTATCCACCAACCCGCTCGCGCCACGGCTCAACTCATGGCCAACGCTGCTCGTCGGATCCCCACCGTCAAACCGGGCATTCAGCCGGGCGACTCCAACCGTATACAGCACATGCGTAGCGCCATCCGGCACCGTCAAACCAATAGCCGTGGTACTCACCACCACCGTGGCATGGCTTCCAATCGGGCGCATATTCGCAACATTCGTAACATCTCTTGTGTTCCTGCTCATCTCAATCTCCTTTGTTGCCTTCGCTTCCTTCTGTTCAAAATCTCAAACTACCCGGCAATAACTTCAGCCCGGTCCTGCTGGCCCTGTTGGCCAATCGTCACATCCCAAGCATCGGCCAGAAACGCATAAGCCCTATTCTCCTGCTTCTCGGCCTTGCTCTCCTGTCCATCCTCCACCAGCAGATCGGCATACGTGGCTCGCTTCAAAAAATTCACAAGCACAAACGGCACATCCTGCACCGTCCAGTAATCCGTGGCACTCGTCGGATCCTCCCCGGTACTCGCATCAACAGCCATATAGCACTGCCCGGTAGAATCCACATACACCACATCGCCAATCGCATAAGCCGTACCGCTCGCCCATTCGCTCGTACTGTACTCCGGGGGCCGCATCCTGAACTGAACCCAAACGCGATTCGGGGCAAGGCTACTCGGCTGCACCCCATTACTCGAAATCGAAAACGCCACATTCCCCGGAAAATTGCTAACGCGTGGGTTGCGGCTGCTCACACTCCGCACTTCGCCAATCGCAGTCTCGCCGGTCTGGTCCGTATCAACATACCGGTCAAACTCATAATCCTCATCCACATCGGCGGCAACATCACTAACCAGCTTCCACCAGGTATCTGCCGTATCCGGGGTATTCCCCGTATTCGCAGCCTGCAAACTGTAATAGTAATTATCATCATAAAGCACTTCAGCGGCCAGCCCATAAGGCTCGCCTGCATCATAGCTGGGCCGGTACTGCCTACGCTCGCACAGCGTCCACTCCGGCCAATAATCCCACTCCCACCCCTCGCGAATCCGAGACGTAGCAAATGCCGCAATAGCTGCGGCATGGGCATCGGTGAAATCCCCGGTAGTCGGATCAACGCCAAACATCCGGGATACACTATGTAGAACACTCTTAAAGCTAACCGTTCTCATACCACACCCCTACTCATACACCTTGTGAAACTTCGGATTCGTCGGCATATAGCCAACCTGAATCTTATCACTATGGTTGCGCACTCTGCACTCGGGATTCTTCTTCAAAGTATCGGCCACAAAATCAGCATCATCCCAACACTCATAGCCATAACGCTGGCCAAAATGGTGATAAAACACGGGATCAATCTGAAACTGAACCTCTCCCAGCGCCATCGTTCGGCGCTCGCCCTGAACCTCTGCGGCCAGCCGTTGCCGGGCATGGGCATTCACAACATCCAACTGCCTGCCGGTACGGAACTCATCAAGCAAATCATTCGTAAGCTCAATATCGGCCATCTCCGGCATATCAGCTAATGGCATGGCATCCTCGCTCTATAAAAATCCGCACTCGGGAAAAACGGGTGCCGGGGCTGTGGGGATCCCCGGCACCCTAACCAGGAGGTAGCTGGCTATTCCGTAAGGAGTTTCACATAGATCAACAGCTTGCCTGTATCAAGGCTTGCCGTTGCATCGGCGGCATTCGGTGTCACAACAGCATCAACCGTGTCGGCACTCGTATACGCATACAACGAACCTGCACCGGCCTTAATGTTAATCTCCGTGCCGTTCTCATTCAGCTCCTGAGAAACAAGCAGCCGGTCAACATCGCCACCATCTCCGATAGTAAGCGCGCTCTGGTTATGTGCAGCATCAGCCGAATCTTCAAACGGTGTAACCAACACAGTATAGATCACTTCAACCAGCGTATCGGCTGGCACTGAAAACAGTGCAACCGTCTCGGCGGTATTCGTGGTAGTTTCGCTGAAATCGTCATGCTCCAGCGTAACCACATGCGTGGCTCCATGCGCGGCTGCTTCATCGGCAAGCAACGGCTGCACCGTGGGTGCGGCAAACACGCCACCGGCAATCAGGCAAACAACTGCAAACAGTCCAACAAACTTCTTCATCATCGTCACATCTCCCATTTCGGTTTCTTCAAAAAGGCTTCCGGTGGGGATCTCCCCACCGGTCGCCACAATCTCCATCCATCTCAGCTCAACAGGGGCTCTCTCTAACCCCTAACGCCTTCCCCTTAGGAATCGCTGTCAGTGTAGACAACAGCGTGACCCAGCGGGTTCTTGCACCGGTGCGCAAGAATCATGTCGATGTTAGCACGCGGGCCACCACCACGATCTTCCAGATCGCGCACACGCGGCATGCGGGTATAGCACACATCCAGCATGCTCATATCCACAAACACGCCACTGCGGGTGCTGTGGTCCGTCTGCGCTCCCGTTGTCTCATTCGTCGCAAGGAATGAGCTGATCATCAGATCAACGGATCCCGTGTCCATCACCAGGCGGTCAATCACATTCACAAGGGCGCGTGACTTCGCATCCTGATTGAACGTGCGCGCTGCGGTCTTGGAAGCAACCGTGTCAACGTACGTGCTGAACTTGCTGATATGGCGTTTCAGCGCCACGCCAACAATACCCTTCAGGGCAACAGCATCCTTACGCTGGTTGTAGGCGCTCTGCATCAGATCGCCAAACGCTTCCTCTGTGAGCGTATCCAGTGCCGTCGTGTGGCGGCTCGCTGTCGGGGTGCGAAAATCTGCATCAACCGGATAAACCGACTGTGCGGAATCATTCAACCACTGGAGAATCCCGCGTGTCTCATAAGGAGTCGCCGCGCCATTCTCAATCGATTGCTCGGAATTCGACAGCAACCGGCGTTCGGCTGCGCGCTTCAGAATCACCAGCCCCTTAACCTTCTGCCGGGCCATCTCCGTCTTGCTCTCACCGGCCACGTTGCTCTCGTCGGCAAAATCCGTCACCGAAGGGTTCCACCAGAACTTCTGCGGAAGCGCCTGCGCGATAACACGCGGAACATGGTCAAACGATGCAACATCCTTACCATCCAGAACACCCTTGTGCCCGGTGTCGGGATAGGCTTCCATCTGGAACTGAATCAGCGTCTGATTCGGCTTCTTCGCTTTCGCTACCATAGACAGGTACGGGGTCGCCTGCGCCTGTACGTTGGTAATATAATCGGCCAGCTCCTCGCGCTTGCCAACTTGGTCAATCTCTCTTAGTGCGGGCATATCGTCCTCATCTTTCTTATTCAAAGCATCCGGCTTACACCGGAGGCACATTCATTATGTTGAAACGGCATCCATCAAGGCTACGGCTTGGTCGTCTGTCATCTCATCAGGGTTAATCCCTGCTGCTGCCAACTGCCCGGGCTTCAGGCCACTCCTGTTGCTCGGCTTAACGGCGCTGGTAGGGGCTGCACTTGACTTCGGGGGTGCGGGGGGGGCCTTCGCTGGTTTCTTCGCCTTCGGCTTCTTGGCATTCGCATTGCGGGCACGTTCGCCTGCAAGCATATCGCCAATAATCGTCATATAGCCGGGCAAGCGTTTCAGCTCCGGTACAGTAGCAAGCGCCCTCTGCACAATCCCGTAATCATTGTGGGTGGTAACAAACAGATCCGGGTACACTTCACGGGCTGCGGCTGTATCTGCCTCGCGCTGCATCAGTGCTTGGTGGGCTTGGGGAATCAACTTCTCCCTCTGATCTCGCACTTCCTGCCAGCGCGTACGCATCTGCGCTGCCGTGTAAACCGTCTCCTCGCCTGTGTCATCATCCACACTCTCGTAGCCATCCCAGTTCGCAAGCAACCACGCCTCGCCCTTAGCCAGATACGCATCATAATCTTCAATCTGCTGCTTGGTATCAACCAGCATCAGCTCATGCGGCTCGCTAATCGCCTTCGTCTCCTCGGGCTTCGCGTTGGTCAACTCCTCAACCTTCGCCTCCAACTCTGTCACGCGCTGATCCTGAGCCTCGGCGCGTTCCTCTGCTGCCTTCTTCTGGCCAACTGCCTTATCAATGCGTTTCTGAATGCGCTCACGCTGCTCATCGCTCAAGCCCTCAATCGGCTCCTCGTCCGTCTCGGGTTCCTTGGGCGCTTCCTCACCAGGCTCCGGCTCATCATCACCGGCTTCAGGCTTGGCTTCTTCAGGTGGCGGCTCCTCCGGCTGCGGTTCTTCAGGAATCTCCGGGGCTTCAGGCTCCGGCTCATCCTCCGTAGGCGGCTCATCGTCTCCATCCATAAACGTCTTCAGCATACCGGCCTCAAGCCCGGCATCCGTTACCACAGTTGTTTCCACTGGAGTTGTTTCAGCGGGTGGCTCTGAGGGGCCACGTAGTGTCTTTGGTACCATGTCATTACCTCGACAAGTAAGGTTTACCATTGGCCTATCATCTGCGCCCGGCCAAAGAAAAAGCGCAACCGTGCCTTTCGATAACACAAGTTTGTCAAACAAAAAGCCCGGTACGCAATGTACCGGGCTTCAAACCAGGCTCAACGATGCTATGCTATACCTACTCCCCTTCTTGACTCCCCTCAACAGCCCCTCGGGTATCCCGGATCCTACTCGCGCACTCCCGGATCAACGCAGTCAATGCATCCTGCGCACCAATCGCCCGCTCCAGGCTCTGCACATCAATCCCGGCCACCTTCGTAACCTGATCAAACCCAACATAGGCCTCGCTGGCCAACTGCATCACACCCTTCCAGATCGGGTGCGTCGGTGCCTCCGTAAAACAGCTCTGCAACTGCTCATCCGGCATACTCTCAAACACCCCAAACGGCAACAACTCACCAATCTCCCTCACATCCACCTGCATACCTCACTCCTCTCTCGGCCACCACCGGGCTTGCCCGGTGGGGCCATGATCATCCCTTACTGCTGCACCCCAACCCGCCCGGTCTGCGCATTCTCCTGCTGCTGCACTTGGAAACCAAGATGCTGCATCCGGCGCTGCCAGATCTCCTGTGTCGCCGGGCTCGGATCCGGGAACACATCCGGCTGCTGCATCACCAACTGCAAACGCTGCTCCAGCCACTGCGCTCTCAGCCCGAAATTCTGGCCATCCTCGGCCATCTCCGGCTCAATCCCTGAATACGCCTTCACGAAATTCAGCTCCTCATCCAGAATCTCCGTTTGGCTCACGCTCTCCACATCCTGCAAAACGCTATCGGCAAGCTGCGGGTCAAACATGCTAAACATCATCTGCACCAGCTTATCGCGCTGGGCAGTATTCTGCGTATCCATTGGCAGCACAACCTTGCCAATCGCTTCAGCCACAGCCATCACATACTCAGAATCCAATGTGCGCACATCCAGCCAGAACTGCACATCAAACATATTCTGAATCTCACGCGGTGTCTGCGGTAGCGCCTGCATCCCCTCCATAGCCCGGTTATTCCCCTCACCGGCCATCACCCTTGCCAGCACCTGCGGGTCCATATACTGCATACAAAGCTGCAATACCATCCTCACGATATCCGCAAGGCTGGCCAGAAAAATATTCACCAGCAACTGCTGCTTCGCCACCACCACGCTCTGAGGGACACCCTCCATCGGATACCCCACATACTTCGCAACGCGCTCCATAATCCGGTTCGCATACTCATCGGCGCTGCGGGGGTACGGCATCATCTTCATCGGGCCAACCTGCCCGGGCCTATCCTCCTTCACCAGTGCAAGCGGTGCAATCTTCAGCACAAAATTAGGCCGGTTGCGTGGCACCGTAAATGGCGGCACCGTCACCAGCGTACTATGATCGCTAAACTGATCATCCTGCCGTTTCAACTGGTTCTGATCTGTCACCAGCATTTCCGGCAATCCCCGGCTATCCCAAAGACTGGAATTCAAAATCTCACGCGGCATCTCCACATACGGATAATTTCCGTGGTGATAATCCAGAATAAACCTATCCTTGGCGCGCTCCTTAGCCGTGGCGCTCCACACAGTCTCATAGATCGCGGGCACACCATCATCATTCAGCATGCGCTGGTGCGTATAGATAATCTCATACTTATTCTTCAGCCGATCCCCCGGCTCATCGCTCGTCTTCGTAATCTCGCTGATCCCCTGCGCAATCGCATCAACCTCCGTGAATGCAGTCTCACCCCGGGTCTTCAAAACCTCCTCAACAAACGCATCACTCCAGCCCTCCATGCGGGCTCGCGTCTTCACCTGTGCCTTCGTCAACGGGCAACGCCGGTGAATAAACTCAGCATCCTGAATATCTGTGCAGTTGCTGGGCAAAAACACATCCTCAAAAAGCCGGTGGGTGCAAACCTCGGGCCGGTTCTCCTTCTGGTACACACTCGGGTACTCCGTGGCACCAGTCTCGCGCAACTCCTTCGCCATCTTCTTCAAGCGCCACTGTGTAACCGTAGGCGGCACCAACTGCTGCAAGCGGGCAATCGCCTCCTCCTCGCGCTCGGGATCCGCAAACACCTGCATCAGCTCGGCGGCATCGGCCTCCGTAAGCTCCTGCTGCTGCTCCTGCAACATCACCGAATACGCCTCCAGGATCTGCTCCAAACTCATCTCCTGAAACTCCAGCGCATCCTCCTGCTTCCAATACACACCCATCACAGCCACACCGGGGCTATCACCAAGCAGATACTGGCAAGCCTTCACCAGCTCGCGGAAAAAGCGCCTGCCCAACTTATTCTGAAACACCCACTTCAACAGCACTCGTAAGCGTGCAGCCTTCCCTTGGTCTGTCCCATCCAACCCTTCAATCCGGGTACTCGCCTTCGTGGCTGCGGCCATCAGCACCCCGGTAAAATATCCAACCAGATCATCGGCCAGCCGGTTGCGCACATCGCTTGCGCCCTCAAACGGAAAAACCTCTTTCCCGCCATTCTTATCCTTCAGCTTCCTGCCGCTCTCATCCTGTCCATCCCAAAAGCAGAAACGGGTATTATGGGAAAGCTCCCGGCGCTGCACCACATTCTCACCGGCCTCGGTGCAAACATCCTTCACACTCGCAATCAGATCCTCCAGCTCCTCATCCGTCACCTTACCTTCGGCGCTATCGCCGGAGGCCTGCGGGTCCAAAACTTCGCCATCATGCTCACTCATATCGCTCCCCTTCCTGCTCTGTTTCCAACTCTCAATTCTTTGGTTTCTTCGCCTTCACGCAACCCTCAACCTCATCACGCCGATAATGCGCCCGGCCTCCAGGCACCAAATGCACTGGCTTCAACACCCCACATTGAACCATTTTCTGCACCACTTGTCTATCCACGCCAAGATACTCCGTAACCTCACGCCTTCTCATCAACAAAGACTTTGCTTTCATATCTCCCAATACTCCCACTTTCCAATCTCTTGTTTCAGCTCCCGTATCGCCTTCTCAGTCCGTTTCTCCCACGGCTCCCTAGCCTTGCGCAACTTCCACTCCCGCGCCTGCAACACCAACAGCGCCAACTTCTCCCGCAAAGCCTGCCCCACAATCCCCGTACTCATAAACCCCTCCCTAGCTCAGTAGTGGCGCTCGCGCCACGAATCACACTCACGAATCTGCGCCACGAATCTCAATAATGCCCCCCACCCTGCGACTCCCAACTATCCGGGGCATTAAACCCAATCCCCAACATCACCAAATACCGCACCAAATCAAAAAAATCCTTGCACGCCCCATTCTTCCCATCGGCTCCGGTCCACGTGCGCAGCGCAAAAATCGTGTTAATGCAATCCTCGCACACCAACAGGTACGGAACATTAAACCCCTTCACCGGCTGCTCCTGATCATAAGCCAGCCAATCATTGATCAACGTCACACCCTCCGCGATATCATCACCAGGTGTCAGATCGCAAAACAACCCGATATCTGCAAAATCATCCTGCAACGTCACCGGCCTATCCTTCTCCACTCGCGGTGTACTTGCTGCCCGGCTATCCAGAAAGCGGGTATCAACCCGTTCCGTGCAACCATTCTCCGGCATCCACAGCTCAACATCAGCGCCCTCAGTACCCTCCGGCAACATCAACCCCTTCTCAAAATCCTTCCACCCCTCCAGCCGGGCAATCTCCTTCTTGTAATCCTTCAGCCCCCAACCAAACGCATCCTGTGCCGGTCCACGCTTACCATCCAACTTCTTCGCATCCGGCTCGGCCCAAACACCAGGCACGCCAATCCCCGGGATATCATAATTGCCCGGCCACTCCCGGTAGATATAGCAATGCATCTTAGTAAACAGCACCCAAATCTGTGCCATATTCCTAGCGCCTGCCGGATCCCCAAGCCAATACCGTGTTCCCTCCTTCGGGATCTGGCTCGCCGGAATCAAATGCGCCTTCCCAAACTTCGGGCACTTCGCGCTCTGCGCCTTATCGGCCATCCCATAATACCGCTCCCGGATGAAAGCCCGCGTTCCGCTCTTAATCTTCTTCCACACACCCTCGGGATTCCCATACGGGTTATCACTGGAATGGAAAAACACAATCGCCCGGTTATTATCCACATCGCCACTTGCCGCCATACACTTCATCACTCGGGGCACCATCTCAAACTTACGCCCCTCCGGCACTGGCGGCTGGCTCGGCTTATCCTCCAGCCAATTCCCGCACTCCTCCACCTGTGTCGCATACTCCACCAGCGGCTCCCCTCCATCCTTCGGCAACAGCCACCCAACGCTCTCCATCATCGTAATCGCGCCATTCTGAAACTCGGCCACCGTGGGGCTGTACCCCTTCACCGGCGTAAACGTCAACAGCAACTTCCCATCCCGGGTAGCCAATCGCAGAATCAGCGTCTTAATCCAATCACTTCCCACCAGCTCATCCGGCCACGCCACATCAATCTCGCCACCCTCAATCGTCTCAATATTCTGCTCATAATTCCGGTAGCTCGCCATGCTCTTATTCGGCAACACAAAAATATTATCTGAAAACCCATTCTTAAACGTATAGCTGATATACGTGGGGTGGGTCTTAATCTTCTTCCGGTACTCCTTCGGCATGTACCTCCAGCCAAGTGGCTGCTGCATCCTAATGCTATTCTCATTATTCGTCTGGAACAGCCACGCAATCGCTCCATCCCGGTAATTCAGCACACGCTGCACATACTTCGCAGCATACTCACTCTTTCCACCACGGTTGCCACCCATAATCAACAGCGTATCCACCGGCTTATCAAAGCCAACCTTCAGCCGGATAGCCTCATTCTCCTCCGCATCGCACCAGGGCGCATCCAACAGCGCATCACAAATGCGCCACATTGGCGGCTCCCATCCATGTCGAAACGGATCCTCCTTCTCCAGCTTAATAATCCGCTCGCGCTGCTTCATCACCCTAAGCCACTCATCATATCCCAGCGCCATAGCCTGCGCTGGTGTAGGAATAGCCAAAACAGCATGCGGTGTAGGAACAAACTCAGCCATCAATAATCTCCTGCTTCCCCCCGGCCACCACGGGGCTCGCCCCTTCTTGCATCTTCTTCAGGGCATCCATCGCTGCCAATATCCTGCTCCGCGAATCTTCAACGCCTTTCAGCATGCTGGTCAAAGCCTCCATGTCTTCCGCATACTCTTCATCAATGGCTGTTTGGATTAAATCGGATACCGGCCAATTCTTATGGTCTAGCTCACAGTCGTAACTGAAATAAACCGTATGATCCTCATTGTAATAGATCTTCACTGACCGTAAGAACTCTGCCCACAACTCACACATCGCTTCATCAGGCATCTTTCCCAAGTCAAAGCTAATAGTCTCTGTTTTTTCCCACTTCATCCCACTCCCCTCCCGGTCACTCATCATCCAAATACTTCACCACCGGCTCCCGCACATCATCCCGAAACTGCCAGCATCCATCATCCCCATAATCAAACCACAGCTTCTTATGCAGCGGGTAATGCCCGGTAGTCCGTTGCTTCTGCACAATCAGCATCGCATCATGTTCACCGTGTGCGTGCCGCAATAGATCATGGATAGCATTCCCCTTCTCATCGAACTCCAACCCATTGCGTTCCTTCGTCTCCAGCTCCTCAATCGCTGTCGCCTTCAGCTCATGCCGCCACCAGCAAACCACATTCCAAGCCAGATCACTGATATCTCCACTGCCCTTAATATCATACTCACCACCCCAAAACTTCTCCTTCGGGTGTCGGCTATCCGGCTTCTTATCGTGGCACACCAAATGCACATGCACCCCATACTCCTTCGCAAACCGATTCAGCCGATTCAGCATCTGGCGCTGGGTATCGAAATCGTCCTGCTTCACATCCTTCAGCTTCAGCATCGAATCCAGAACAAAATGCTTCACCGCATACTTGCGGGCCGCATACTCCCAAGTCTCCATCATAGGCTCAAGCAGCGCCTCACCCACATAATCGTAAATGAAAAACCGCTCATCCATCCAGCGTAGTGCCCGGTCAAAATCAACCTCATCATCCGGCTTATGCCTACCCATAGCCTGCTTCATCATATTCTGAAGCGTCATACTCGCCGGGATCTCGAAGCTCGCTGTGCAACTCTTGCGGCTACTCGCCCCCAAATGCACCATCAAATGGCTCAATCCCACACTCTTACCGTGGCCATTAAAGCCGTGGTGCACCGTAACCTCTCCATCCCTGAACATAAACGGCAACACAAACGGCAACTTATCGCCGGGCTCGGCTCCATCCGGGGGAAAAAACCGTTCCCAAATCTGTTTCCTGAACGCGCTTGCCCGCTTCAACTCATCGGGATCCAGCGGGCGCATACCATCCAGCGCCTCAAACAGATCCATCCCCTTCTGTGCGGCATCATTCGCATCCTTCACACCCTCGGGCCAATCAAACACCATGCAACGCTCGCGCCTGAAGCGTGGCACCAGAATATCCCTTGCGGCCATTCCGCACTCATCCCCATCCAACGCAAGCAACACAGTCAAAAAACTCTCCAGCCAATCATAATCGCGCTCAATCCACTCATCATGTGCCTTCGCTGTATCGCGGGCACTTGGCTGCGCGCCAATAGGCAAGCTCACTGCCGGATTCCCAAAATCCCACATACTCATTGCATCCAGCTCACCCTCCGTAAGACACACGCGGCCATCCGTCTCTGCCGCCTTCACGGCCTGAATCCCGAAAAGGTGCAACGGATTCCCAAACTTATACTCATGGGCATTCTTCGTACTCGGTGCCAGAAACATATACTTCTTATCTCGGATATCCCGATACTTCAGCCGCACCAAAACCCCATCAGCATCGTAAAACGGAAACACCACGCAATCCCGCTCCACATACTTACCCTCGCTACCCTTCACCTTGCTCTTAATCTTCTTCTCACCAATCCCATACGCTCGCAAAGCCTCCGGGGTAATCGCCCTCTCATCCACCAGCCACTGCCAAACCGCACTGCCCTCCACCACCGGCACCAGATCCCCATCCAGCGTCTTGCTCCCGCGTGATTGTGGGGCTGCTCCTTGTGTGGTCCTACGCTTCCCGGCCAATCCTTGTGCCGTAACCCGGTGAAACTCCTCACGCACTCCCAGCCAATCCTTAGCCTCCGTAATCGCCTGCCGAAAATCGCACCCCTTCACGCGCATCCACAGCTCAAGCAAATTAGATCCTGCCACATCCTGATCCGCAAAATCCTTAAACACTCCCACCTTCGGGCCACTCACGCACACGCGGAAACTCTGGCCAGCCGCACCCCGGATATCGCCACACGCCCATTCATAGCCATCCAGCTTCCCGGCTGGCACCAGCATCCGGCAAACATCCACAGCCCTATCAGCCAGCAACTCCTTAACCTTCCAAGCATCCAT